CTGTCAGATCTTGCCGTGCTGCAGCCTCAGCGCTATCAGATGTGGTCCGTGCCTCGATCTCCTGTAGTACCACGGCAAAATTATCATCCACCTTGGTCGCCAGCGTGTCAACAATCGCGGCAGTCGCCGAGACGGCATCGGCCTGGGTGAGGATGTCGGTTTGCGCCACAGCCAGAGAGCCTTGATTGCGCCAGGTAAAGTCAGCAATCTTGTCCATGACCAGCGCCAACCATCCGAGCGTCTCCGGGATAATCACCCCTTCCTCGGCCGAGGTATTTTCGGCCATGAGGGTGATCCCATCGACCCGGCTATCGACATACGCCGACGACGCCTTAAGACTGATTTCGCCCTCGACCTGTTCGATGCGCGTTTCGTGGCCTGCGACACTCCCTTCCAGGATCTCGATGTCGTAAGTGGCGGCTCCAATCGACCCGGCCACTGCGTCCATCGACAGCTCTACCCCCCTTACCCGCGCCTCAATATCAGTCGTGACGTTGGCTGTGGCCTTCAGGCTGATCGTGCCGCTGGCAGGGTCAATCTCGATAGTCGCGTCATTAATACTGTTTTGTAGCCGGCGATGTTCGTGCAGTTGATCCTGTTTGAGAATATCCGCCAAAGTGGCGAAGGCAAAATCGTCGGTCGAGACAGTTAGTCCGCTCTCGGGAGCATCGATCAGATCGATTCGGCTGTTTAGTGTTGCAAAAAGGTGGGACGACTTGATCTCACCGGTCAAGACCTCTAGCATGTATTCCGGATCGTCAGCCGTACTCGCCGGGGTTCCTTCTGTCGCATTCCACGGTCCGACCTCGCCATTGCCATTCACCCCGCGCACCCAGTAGTAATAGGTCTTTGATAACTTTGAGTCCGGCGGCACATCGGTCAACATTGAGGCCACCGACGTGCCGAGCAGTACTGCCTCGCCAATCACGTCGGTCTCGCTGCGCCACACCTCGACATACGCCAGGCCGGGCGGGGCGGTCCAGCTGAGGAGGATCGAATTGAAAGCTCCGGTGGCAGTGAAATCCTCAATCGCGGCCGGCAGTGGTAGCCAGGTCGGGTCCGTACTCCCGGTCCCGGTGTTGAGCAGGCCGGAATAGCCGGCAATCGTCGCCGGCGTCACGACTCCACCGCTGCCTCGCAGTTCGCGCATAAAGGAACGGATCGAATCAAAAGCGCGGCGCACTTCCGTGGAGGTCTGCGCCGACAACGACGGGATATCCGGAATCTTGATACTCATACGCTCGCCAGCTCCTGCATCGAGGTTGCCAGTGCTACCATTGTCACCTTCGGCGTGCCGGAAATCTCCACCTCGTAACTCTCGGGCCGAAAGCCGCCCGGGAGACGAAAGGGAGTGGCACTGCTCACGCTCTGGGTGTGCCTCAGAACTCCATCCGCGTAAAACTTCGCAATCAGTGGATAGCTCCCCGCCACCACCTGCGCACAAGAAAAGTTGGCAGGGGTCGGGAGGACAAACTTCTTTGACTTCCAGGTGTAGGTCAGTGCCGCGGAGCTATCCCAGGTGACGATCTGACCGCCGACCACCAGGTAGAGGGTACCGGTCAAAGGATCGTGATACCCGGCCGTGGCGGCGATATCGTGAAAGGTTAAATCGCCCGTTTCCGGATCAAAGATAAAACCGCTGTGGCCCGAGCTGTTACTCCAGAACGCCACATACTTCTTGTCCCAGAGATAGGCGTGAATCGTCGCCGGCAGATACGCCGCCCAATCCTTCTGGGTGATCAGCCCCTGCGTCAGCAGACGCACCGCGCCCATACCGGCAAACATCAGTCCGTTCTGTGTTGGCCAGATCGCTGCATAGCCCATATCGACCATGCCGCGTTTGCTGACGCACGAGCTCCCCTCCTCCAAGCGCTCGTAACCCATCGATGAAGGATGAGACCCCGAGACCACGTAAGGCAGACCCTTGGTTGTCACCACGATGTTATTGCCATAAGCCCCGATCGCCACCGCATCGGCGTCAAACGAAATCCGGTATTCCATTGGCCAGGCGTGAGGCTGATACGGCTCGGAGAAACAGAGTTGATTCTTGTAAAGGCCGGCGAGCGAGCCGCAGGGTAGGGCAATCAAGCTGTGCAGCGTTGCCGGTGGCGGGTCCCAGGTCGCACTTGCCAGCACCGAACCGAGACTGGCGCTGGCCACAGTATCGCTATAGATCGTTGTCGCCATCATCAGTGCATCATCGCTATTGACGAGTTGATATTCCGTCCCGCTCGAACCAGTGTTGGTGCGGTAAATCCGCTTCTTGCTCAGATTGTAGCCGGTCCCCGCCGTGGTCAACAGACCCGAGAGAGCCACCGACTGCCCCGGCGCCACATCCAGAAGGATTGAAACCGGACTCGGCGGGCCTTCCTCGCCATACGCTGAAACAAAGGTGTAAACATAGGCCCGCGTCTCCACCAGGGTCGGATCTTCGCTGGTCGGGGTGCCGACGACAGCGATAGTGGGCGCATCGGCAGGTGCGGGAATCCCTAGCTTGTACGAAGCCGTCGGGTAATCTGCTCCGGCGGTGGCATAAGCCGGGACCGTGTATTGCGGTGGAAAAGTGTCGCCGCCGGCAAAGTAAACCCGCTCCCACTGATCGTCCGCCAGTGGCGCTTTACAGATATCGACATCCGAGATCCAGTTGAACCACTTGGTGGCAAAAGGAAAGATCGACAGGATTGTCCCGGCCTTGGTCGGCGCTGCCACAAAGGTCGTCCCGCCCAGCGGCGAGATATCCCCCCGGTTCAGGTGGCAATTCTTGGCAATCTGTGCCGCCTGCTCGGGCAGTGACGCCGGGTTAATGCTTGGGGCCAGGCCCTTGAAATTGGCAATCCGAATCAACATATCAACTCCTCAAATCATGCCAGTGCCGCCGCCATCCGTGCATTACCACCGCACCGCCAGCACAGCCGCTTCCGATTCCGCCGCCGCCAGCTCCACCTCTAATTGCCACTTACGCGCATACAGAGAGATGCCAAAATCCGCCAGCTCGCCAATCATTTCCGAAAGCTCGGCCAGCGTCACAACGTGATAGCCGTTGTCATAATCGCGGATAGTCTCGGTCGCCTTGCCGGTCTCTGCCATGCGGTCGCGGACAATTTTGAGGTTATCAAGATCTTCCCGTTTTGAATCCATTTTGATGCCGCTCGTCGTGACATATCCGTTTAAGGGGGCTTGGGTAAATCCGTCCCGCAAACGCGATGCTTGTACAGCTTTTAGTCCCGCCAGGGGATTGCTCTCGGTGTTCATCGTTATTCTCCTTGTGCAGTGAGGAAGGGTGGCTCGGGCCGGGTGAGCACGAGTTGATGCAAAATCGATTCGACGGAGCGCTTGCCGTGACAATGCTTCATGTAGCCAAGAAAACTCATAAGGCTGGCCCTGATTTGTTCTGGGGCCATGAGCCTTTGACGATAAAGCTCCGTGAATTTCTTAAACCGTTTGCGCGCCGCCTTTACTATGCGTTTGCGGGGTTTTGTGTGGTCAGGCCACATTCGGTATCCACAAAAGTCTATCGGATGGCAAGTGCTGTTGCCGGATTTGAAGATGGTGGTTTTTGGATTAAAGGTGAGGTGTAGCCGCTCAGCAATGAATATGCCGATGTCCGCCAGCAACCCCTTGAGATAGTCGTGATCAGGATGAATAATAATAAAATCATCCATATAACGAGCGTACATCTTAACGCCGAGGTCGTCTTTAACATAGTGGTCCAGGGCATCTAGGTAGACATTGGCAAAAAGCTGGCTAGTCAGCGCCCCGATCGGGAGCCCGCGCTTGTCGCCGTCACAATTGATGATCTGGCTGACCAGCCACAACACCTCTTTGTCGGAGATCGTGCGCTTGATCAGGTCGAAAAGCACATGCCGGTCGATGCTGGGGAAATATCCTTTGATATCCGCTTTCAGCACATAATAATCGCCCCATTTTTTATCAGCGGCAACGGCAAAGGATTTAACTCGGAGTTGCGCCGCATGAGTCCCCTTGCCAGTGCGGCAAGCGTAGGAATCCGGGATAAATTTGCGCTCAAAAAGCGGTTCTATGACCCGAACCAGGGCGTGATGTATGACGCGATCTTTAAACGGCGGGGCGTGGATCGTTCTCTTTTTGGGCTCGTAAACATAAAATTCGCGATAGCGGGAGGGCTGCCACTGCTTCCACGCCAACTGGTTCAGGGCCTGAATAAGATTTTCTTCAAGGCACTGCTGGTAGCGCAGGACCGATCCGCGAAAACGCTTGGAGCGGGAAGCAGCGCGAAAGGCACTGTAGAGATTCTCGAAGTTAACTATCTTGCCCCAGATGTGGTTGTGGGTTATCGGCATGTCGGGCTCTTTCCTTTTTTTTATAACGAGAAGGCTGCCACTTCCCCTTGCGGTACTCGCCGCAGCCTTTTTAGATACAACTTGTTTGTGCCTTTGGGTGCGACACAGGAGTAAGGCTCCTTTTTCCCTGAGCACAAAAGAGGTCCCCGTGGGAACATCTTATTCGGCGACAGGAGAGAGCGGGGCGAAAGCCGATGTTCGTGTTCACGTTCGAGCGAGCGTTGTTCAGGTTCAACGCGGCCAGCCCAGCATTCGAAGCGTTGTTCCAATTGCCGCCACGAATCGGCAGAGATAGCCTTACCCCTTGATTGATTTCATCCAGCCACCGAGCATTCGGCCGATTTCGGCAAGGTGGCCTCCCCACACTTCGTACTTCGCGAAGGGCAAGAACTGCAGTTCCATCGCCAGCCGGACCTGCGTGCGCAAAATTTCCAGTTCGGTATCTATCGCATACAACGCTTCTTTCTTGTCGCGGTGGCGGTTGGACCTGACAATTCGCTCCAACAGGCCAATCATTGTTCTCTTGATGTCTTGCGCTAGAGAAAATTTCTCAGATTTCGGGAACTGGCGCAGAGCGACATACCCATACTTGATCATGTCTTCGCATTTCTGTTTTATCTTAAGATTTTCCAAAACCAATAACCTTTTCAGGCCGCAGGTCCGTATCCGTCCCCGCAAACCCATCAGATACCCAGATGACCAGACGCCAGATTACCCGATGAAAGCGGGGCGAAAGCCGATGTACGTGTACACGTTCGAGCGAGCCTGGTGCAGGTACAACGCGGCCAGCCCAGCATGCGAAGCGGCGCTCCAACTGCCGCCACGAATCGGCAGCGCCTCAAAATCTACAGAGTTATTAGCGTAGAGAGTTCCCATCACCCCGCCCATATTTGCCGCAGAATCGTAGGGGCAGAGCAACGCTTGCTTCAGTGCCACGGGGGGTGTGTAAGCGGACTTGGTTGTAGTGGCGGACCAAGTATTACTTAGCCCGGTGTTGCGGGCGGTAATGGCATCGGAAATGACCGAACTGCTGCCACTGGCATCGATCCGGACCAGCGTGTCGGGCCAGCTCGCTTCGGCCAGCGTGTAGTGATTGTCGCTAGGCATGCGAATGATGCCCCCCACCACCTTGAGTCCATCCTGCCATTCCCAGACATTGCCGACTAAATCCGCAATACCGGCCATGGTATTGTCGTGCCGCCACGTCACCGGACCAGATCCGCTGAGGATCGATGCGGATCCGGATGCTGTTGCCGGGGCCAACCCGTCGGTGCGTCGTCCGGTCTCGAAGGGGCTGGCATGCGACTGCCCGTAATAAGTGTTGCCACGCAGAAGGGGTGTGCCGTTTTTGATGCACCACAGCGCCAGGGCTGCCCATTCCCAGTTGGTCATCAGGTGCCAGCCCGCGCCCTTGTTGGTGCAGGCGGCTTTGGCATTGTCGTAATTGATTGACGTATACGGGGCGACGCCGGGCAGCGAGCAACCGAGCCCGCCGACGTTGGCAGCGGGGTACATGCCGATAAAGATTTCGCGCTTAAAGACGCCGCTGACCATAAAGGCGGGATGGGTGCCGGTGCCGAGGTTGGCGCTGATGTCTTCGCAACGGAAAGCGGGGATAATGCGCATGTAGTTGGGGTTGCCGGCAGAGTCATAAAGGATGGTGCAGGCGCCGCCGGTCATGCCTTCGAGCTGTTCGCGAAGCCGATCCTTGACCCAGATAGTCGGAGCTAGTTTGCTGTTTTTATCAGCAGCCAAGGGAGTCGTAGCCAGCAGTAGTCCGCCACTTGCATCGAACGTGAGCCGATTCACTCCGCCCGTCGCGACGCCGAGCTGGTCGGCACCGGCCGAATACAGGCCAGTATTAGGATCGCCGCTATGCACCACCGCTGGGGCGGCGGCGCTGCCGGCGGCCACCGTGACGACGCCGGAAAAGATTGGGTCTACCAGCGCCATCAACGAGGGGAGAGATCGCACCCATGTGACCGCCCCTGACGGCGCAGTCATTTTGTAATAAGGTCCGCCACTGCCGGTGCCATCAGCATTGAGCGCGCCGCCGGTGAGGGAGCCGGACAACCAGGCCGCAAACTCGTCCTCGCGTCCCTGCCACTTGGTGAGCAGAGCCGACAACTGCGCGGCCAACTGGGCGTTCGTGGTTGCATTGACGTTTTTCATAATCGCGTAAGCAGCATTGTTCGCCGTGCTGCCGCCGTAATAAGCCGACCCATTGCGCAACCGGATCGCAATCTCGGTGTCACCAACCACCGTCACAATTTCGTAAATTTCCCCATCTGGGCCAACAAACAGATCACCCGCACCAATCCCGACCGTCAGCCAGGCCGTGCCGGTGCCGGTGACAGTGGTCGATCCATTAGTGACTGAGACAGTGCCAGTGCGATACCAAGGTAATGACATTATTTAGCTCCTTTGAAGTTTATTCTGTAATCCAGGGACTTCTCCTCGACCCGGCGGCGCAAATTCCTTGACGTGAGCCGATGCATCGTGGGGATCTCCAGCGCACCGACCGCAACCAGTCCCGCACCGATGAGTTCGGAGCAGCAGTATTCGTCATCCGCCTGCCACTTGCGGCCAAAGAAGGGCCAGCCAAGAACAAAACCTTTGTCGTATTTCTTGCCGATGCGGTCATGTAGCCACATTTCTAGTTGGATCGATTCGGTCAAAGTCATAATTTTGACAGCGGGAATCAATTTGATCCAAGCGGCGGCAATGTCGTTCCTGCTCCGCTCGGCCACTCCGTGCCGGAGAGTCGCGTCAATGATCCGCCCGTTGCTGCGCACCGCGAAACAGTGGGCGGCAAGGTCGAGGGTCGCGGTCTGAATCAGCATTTGGTCGGGATAGAAGCCGCCGCTGAAACCGATGGCGGTAATCACGGGTTATCCATAACCGGCGGGCGGTCAAACTGTTTTGTCGGCGCCAGGGTAAATTCATTCTTCAGCTTCACCCCCAAAGCCGAAGCAAAAGCCTGGAAGTGGAATTGCGAGCGATTGGCATTGGCGGTATGTTCACTGTCCTTGCTGTAGGCGCGATACAGGACATAGTCGACCAGTACACTTTCGTAGACATCATCGATGCCGGCATCAATATCCCCTGAGCCCAGGGCCGTAGCGCTGTCAATGAGGGTGTTGGTCGGGCTCTTCGATAGCAGAATCTCGACATACATCGCCGGCTCTGCGGTCGCCTTGGGATAGACGTAAAAGGTTTTGGGGTCCTTGGGATCAAACATGAAATGCTTGATCTCGGGGCCGGCGGACATGGCGTGCCATCCCGGCAAGGTGACATCAAGCACCTTGCGGGCAATCCCGGTAATCGCCCCCCCTGCGTTCGCTTCCGCCCCGGTGGCGCCAAGGTTACGCACCACTTCCAGTAGTTGGATCGGCGAAATCGTCGTTGCGGCTCCGGTCGGCGTACTCTTGAAACTCGCCCCGACCAGCGACTGTTTGGTGCCGGCGGTTAACAGTATGGCGACATTCGCGGTCAAGGCGCTCGGTTTCAGCAGCACTAGTTCGCGACAAGCGGCATTGATCCACTTCGCCATCTCGGGGACAGACCAGCGCACATTCGTCTGATCTTGTAACAGCAGGGACGCCTTGTCGGCGATCGATTGACTGGATAGCGGCATGATAGTAACTCCTTAGGGTTTAACGTTCGTTGATGGCATCCGCCAAGATCTGCTCGTCAATCAATTCTTTATCTCGCAGCACGGCATCAACCTGCGATTGAATCACCGCCACAAATTCCCGATTCGCCACCAGGGTCAAGCCTTGCGCCATGACGCCGACGCAGCCCTCGACAAAGACCGAATCAAACTCGCCCCAAAAGGGGAGAGTGTCGGTCATCTCGGTCAGGATTTGCGGGCGGAAGAAGTAGGGGACGCAGACGGTCACCGCGCTCTGGGCAGGCGGGTAGAGCCGCAGGGTACGACCAGCGATATCGAAATAAAGCGGTGTCCCGGCGGTGTTTAAAAGCGCGCCACTCTGCCCCCCCAGGGGAGCCAGCGGCGTAGCCCCAGCCAGATAGGGCCGGGCCGCCAGGGAAATAAAATCAGTCGGCAAAGGGGCGCTCTTTGCGTTGGCGGCAAACTCCAGCGCGCCATCCTCCCCCTTGATCAGCAGTGCGGATTTTTGCGCCAGCAGGCGATTGACAATCACCCCTTGAATCTCCCGTACCGCTTCGAAGATCGAGCAAAGGGCCGGCCCCGGCAAACGGTAAAGCGCCAGACTAAAAACCTCACTGATTAGCATCACAGACTCCTTTTCTGCCAGTTACGATAAACCTTCTCCACCGCTCCATAGATCCGCTCCGCCCCGATATTCACCGCACAGCGCGCCGGACCATCCGGCTCAATTTCACAAAGTTCTGGACCGTAATGTAGCTGGTGACAGGGATAACAAGCGCAATCGCTCGGCGCCAGGGCCTGCGTATGCTGCCAGTGCTTGCTGAGGTTGTTCGCCGAGGAGTGGGAAAGGAGGAGAATCTTGTGCGGGGTCTTCTCCATCCCCACCGCATTCAGCACCCCGGTCTCCGGGCCGATCACCAGATCGACCTGCTGTGCCAGGGCCAGCGTCTCACGAATCGAGAGCTTGTCCGACAGGCAGAGCACCCGGGGCTCCTCTTCCCATCCCTGTTCCAGCAACTGACAGGCGAGATCGCCAACAAGGAAAATCCTCACCTCCGGCATATCGATCAGCATCCGCGCCATCACTGCATCTTGATGCGGGGTAAACTTATGGATCGATGAGCCCGACAGCGCCCACAGCACGTTAAAGGTCGGAGTCTCCCAGGTCAGCAGCTGCTGGGCAGCATCGATCTCGCTATCCGTCGGCCAGAAGAGGGCGCAGGGCTTAAACTCCACCCCGGCCAGCTCCGCCGTCCATTCGTGATAGTTGAGATTGAGACGTTTCTTGCGCACCGCATGCGGCCAGGCATGATTCACCCGCCCCGGCAGGGCCAGTAGCGTCCCTTCGATCGATTCCGAGAGATTGACAAAGCGGTCAAAGCGCTCACTCTGCGCGGCCCAGAAGGCATGCAGTTCATTGTTGGGTACCTGATCGGTATCAACGATGTACCAATCGTCAATAAAGGGATCGTGTTGCAGCACCTCCTGCCCCTTTGGCGTCGTCATCACCGTGACGTGAAAGCCTTGCGCCTGGAGTTGGGGGAAGACGCCCGCGGCCTGCAACATATCGCCAAAACCTCCGAATCTCACGACACAGGCGGTCTTCTTCCCCTGGCTCCGTTGGAGCGGGATGGTTACGCAGTCCGCGTCCGTCCCGTCCTCGGTGGTCAGTTTCTTGTAGACCTCAAAAAGACTGTACTCATTCCCTTGGTTGCGCTCTTCGCACTCCACCTGCTGAAACCAAAAGGGCGAATCATCAAGCATCGTTGCAATGTCATCTGGATAGATGTCATGCTTGTGATCCGGATTCGCCCCTGGCTCCCCGCACAACGGGTAAAGGTTGGCACTCGGCACATACAAGCAAAGGAAACCGCCGGGCTTCAGTACCCGGCACCACTCACCGAGCGCTGCGGCCATGTCGTCCAGATGTTCCAGGCAGTGCGACGAAAAGACCGCATCAAACGATTCATCCTTGAACTGCCCCAAGTCAGCGGCATCGCCGATCACATCGACCGACGGCTGCGCAGGGCCGAAATGGTGCCCCGAGTCATAGCCGACAAAGTGCGGGAACGCCTTTTCCAGTCCCGGCCCGATCTCCAGGACCTTGCCGCGGGTATACTTCGGCAGCAGATATTTGATCTTCTGCGCCTCAAACCCTTGCGCGCCATCAATCGACCAACTCATTCGCCGGTAACCTCCGCTTGTGCGTCGAGTTGTTCATCCAGCAACGACTTTTCTGCCGCTTCTTCAGCCGCAATCGCCGCGGCCAGCTCCGCCTCTTCCTTTTCCCGGACCAAACGCGCCTCTTCCGCCGCTTGCTCCTTCTTGCTCAAGGTCTTCGGTGCTGCCGCTACAATCTCCTGGCCAGTCGCATCAAAATAGCAACCGCCCTGCTCGAAGCGCTCCCGGCCACCGCCAAAGATCTCGCCAAAGTCCTTGCTCCGATCCAATGTCTTTGCCATCACTCTTCTCCTGTAAAAAGGGGGCGGGTCAGCTTCCACCAACCCGCCCCACGTTCACTACGCAGCCGAATCCCACTTGAGGACGCGGGCCTGAGCGGCCGAGCCATGCACCAGGGCGAAGCCGCCGAGGTAGTACCAGGCAATGCCCTTACCACGGCCGTAATCGTCCGGGATCTTGGCGCGGATCTCTTCCGGAACCGCCACACCCTCAGCGACAATATCGCCACCGAAGAAGTAAGCCCAACCCGACTTCGCATTACTGAAGCCAGCGGCAGCGATGTTGGTCTGCTCAAAGAAGCGCATCCCTTCATAGCGGCCGATCTCACCCGCGAGAATCATCTGGAAGCCGGGCTGCACATACTGGTGCACGCTCTCCAAATCATTCTTGAGCTGGCGCAGCACTGTCGGACGAGCAATCGACGCATAATCATTCCCTTGATACACAGGAATGTTGCGCTCTTTCATCAAGTCAACGATCGCCTTGATGTGATTCTTGCCCAGCGCGACGTTGTTGGTCGCGGTGGCGGTGCCGTTGGTGGTGAGGACGACCGAATCAGTCGCCGTGCCAGCCGTCGGCACGACCCGCAGCGGAGTGGCGTTAAACTTGGCTTCAATCGCCACGTCAAACGCTTCCTTGGCGTCTTCCTTCATCACCGAATTGATGATTTCCTTGATGTTGTGCTCGGTCAAGGCTTCGAGCTTACCGGTGTAGGGCACGGAATTGCCGTACTCGGTAATTGTCATCGTCCCCTGGGTGACGGTGAAGTTGGTCTGCGGCATGGTGTTGGTTTCCACCAGGGCCGTCCCCTGTGTTGCTACCTTACTGTAAACGTTCCAGTGATAGGTCTCACCGGCGTTCTTGCCGACCGCGTTCTTGACGCTGGCAAACTGACGGAACTTGCATTCCGGCCGCAGCGCGTGACGGATCTCTTTGTCCAGGTTCTTTGCCGAGAGATATCCCTCGTTGTTGGTCCAAACGACTCCAGCCATAACAACCTCCAGGCGGTCTCCCGCAATGGTTTGTGGGTTTCTTAGATGGAGCAGCCCTTACACTGGCTGCCCCCGTTCCCGCCGCATTTCGGCGAGGATGTCTTCCGTTGATTCTGCTGCCGGCACAGTGCGCACCGAGCGCGCCCCCGCCACCGGCAGGTTGTCGATCGCCGCTTTGCGGTCGATCTTCGATTGACGTGGATTGACCGGAGGTGAAAAGACCGTGGCCACATCCTCAGCCGCTTTGCTCAGCGCCTCACGGTAGCTGATCTCGCCGGCCTGCACTTGTGGACCGTACACCGAGACAAACAGAAAATCGCCATACTGGCGCTGCTTGCTCGTTTCATCGCCAAAGGCCGGGTTCGACTCGACAAACTCCTGCCAGGCTTTGCCGTTCTCTGTCTCGATCTTCTTCTGCTCAATCCGCGCTTCTGCCTTGGCCAGCAATGATTCCTCATCGATCGGGGTGGCACTCTGGCGCCCCTTCAAGATCGACTTCAGTGCGTTGCTCGCCGCTTCTTCGTCCCCTTCGACCAGTCCCGCCATGATCGCCGACACCTGCGCATCCACGTCCCCGTCGTCTTCCAGGGATAGTGTGCCGGCTGTCTCGATCTGCCGTTTCTGCTCTGCCAGGGCCATCTTCTCCGCATCCAGCAACTTGCGCTCTTCGGCCGCTTGCGCCAGCCGGCGGGACGCCACCGCATCCTTCTGGTACCCTTTGGTCACTTCCGATAATGGGAGTTCAACCACCTGGCCGTCCACCTTCACCCGCACCATCACCTTGTCGAGCTGATCATCGTCCAGCACGCTCGGTAATAGGGGTGAATTTACAGACGCGGCTGCATCCGCATCTGCCACAGCCGCAGCTTCTTGCTGGCCGGCAATCTGGTCGCTGATCTCCTGCATCATCAGTTCGCGAGGAGAGAGGACCGCCTGGTCCGTTGCTTCCCCGCCTTCTTCGCCTGTTTCACTACCTGACCCGTCCTTGCGGATAGCGTCCATCGTCATAAGCTCCTATTCTTCTCCAGCCAAAAGATTGCGGGCATCGATCCCCGCCTGAATCACTTCACCAATCCAGCGTTCCACGTCCTGGTTACGGCGAATCACGTTTTGCAGACTGCGGATCTCTTCGTAGGCCCGCGGCTCCACATCCTGCAGCGCCAGTAGCGCCGTATTGATTTCGTCTTGCGAGCGGTCGAGGAGATACTGCCCCAGATCCGAACGGAGAAAACTCTCCGCTTCACTGCCAAAGACAATTACTTGCTCCAGACTGGCCTCGGTCTCGGGAGTGTTCCCCATCAGCAAGCGGTGTATTTTGCCAAAGATCGTTCGCAGCATCGCTTTACTCCACAAATTCATCATTATATTGAACATCAGCCGGACGGCCCGACTCGATCCCCGTCAACATCCCCTGCTCCGGCCGGGCCGGAAAGTTCGGAGAGGTATTCGTTGCCATCTGCGCTGCTTCCGGGATGGCTTGCGCTGGCACGTTCTGCGGGTAGATCGCGGCGCCATCCTGATCGACAAAGCCGGCGCTCTTGGCAATTGAATCGGCCACCACGGTCACGCCCGGCGTCTGCACTGCCACTTGCGCCGTATTCATCGCCGAGAAGAGGGCGGTCACCCGCTCATTGATCGCCTTCTCCTTCAACAATTCCTGCTCTGCGGCCAGCTTCGCCGCCTGCGCCGCCACCACTTCCGGCGGATTCTTTGCCGCCAGTGCCGCTTTGAGTTGCTCAATCATCTGCATCGCTTCAGCTAGCCGCGGATCCTGTTCCTCTTCATCGCCTATTTCGAAGAAGCGCTTGCCGTCTTTGTAGCCGAGCTTGCCAAAGAGCTCCTTGACAATCTCCTCCGCCTTGGCCTTCTGCATGAACTGCGGCCCGAGAATCCCGGCCAAGGTCTGCATGCCAAAAGCAAAGCGCTCGATCTGCGTCTGGGGATTGGTCGCCCCGACCCCGACCGCGACATTGAGAATCGTATCCTGCATAATCAGCTCGTCACTGATCTCGTTAAGGCCGTATTTTTTCAGATCGACCTGACTGCCAACCAGCGCCAGAATCCGCTCATCGGTTTCGTAGGTCTGCTCCAGAATCACCAACTGCCGCAGCACCGGCTCCACCCAGGTCTCGGTAAAGGTGCGCAGCTGATACTCGCTCACCTGATTCGCTTGCGCCGTGAGGATACTCATCCCGCCCACAGTCTCGTTGAGCTTGCGATTACTCGCCACACTCGACCCTGAGAAAGCACCGCACAGGTCATCGTAATCAAGGTTGAGCCGGTCCTGTTCCTGATAACTCGACGCCGTGGCATCATCGGTGGTGACAAAGCGCACGTCGCCGTTCGGATCGTTGGCCAGCGTCACCGAGCCCGGCACGTTGCGAGTCAGCGAGCGCAGGTCGACCTGCGCCCCGCGCTTGACAATATGGCGCTTGTTCAATACCAGTTTGATATTGTCGATGCGCAGGTTGGCAACATCGTTGATCTCCCCCTGGGTGTCGCGGGTGAGACTCGGCACGCTCGACGGATAGGTTTTGTGTGCCTCGATGATGGAGAAGCCGACCACCACCGGTCGTCCTTGCGGATAAACATCGGTCACCGCCACCGGCGACGACAATAAATGATTCGTCCCCAGGGTGTAATACATCACGTCCTGGCCATCGACCTCGACAAAGTTCTGATGCACCCAGACAATCGTGTAATCCGACAGCGCCGCATTGGCGTTCTTGCTGTCCGTCCGGTTCTCGCGGGTCATGCGGATGGTGTCATGGGTCTGCTGTGACGCCGACAGGATCACATTGTCATTGCAATATGCCCACGGCCGCCCGTCGTTGTCCTCGACTTCAATCTCCCGTGTCTCCATCAATCCCAGGTCATTCTCAAACTCTTCCGTCGCCAAAATCTTCCGCGCCATCCGCGCCTTGACATCCTTGACGTACATCGGCCAGAGGATGATGAAGTACGGGGAAGAGTCAACCACATCGCGCCAATCCGCCGCCGGATCAAAGCGATAATTCTCCACCGGCAGCAACTTGATATCCGGGCGGTCGAGATTTTTCTGATCGTTCTTCACCCACTCCTGGAAGCTGGCGACAATCCCCACCGTTTGCGCATCCTGGTACGCCCCGAGCACGGTCAGAAACCAGGGGAGGCCGTGTGGCTTCGGTTTGGTCAAACGATACTGCAGCAGCGCCTTGTGGATCTCAGCCGCCGCCATCTGCCCCTGATCGTTATCATCCATCGGCCGCACATTCACCACATCTTCGGTGGCAAAGAAAGCACTGGCACAGGTTGCTTCGTTTTTGCGGATCGCCGACCGCGTCTTGGGCCGAAAGAGCTTCGACTTCAAACGATAGGCATCGGTGTGATACTTCGACCCCGCCGGGTGTTCGCTTTGGAACTGGCGGATATCATCGATCATCCGGTTGCGGACATTGGTGTCAAAGTAACTGGCACTGCCGCTGTAGGCATCCCGCGCGAGATTGAGCCAGAAGCCGTCGTTCTTGTCGTCCGCCATGGTTGCCATCATTGCAAAAACTCCGCATTCCCGAGCCTGTCAAAGCGCACCGCGTTCATCTCCGCCTCAATCCGCCGCCCGCGCGACAGGTTGTAACGCTCCAGTAGCTCCCCGCCGGCCATCACCACCCGCTTATCGAGTTCCGATGCAGAGAAGGCCGACAACATCAACAGAAAGCCCCAATCCCCCGACAGGGAGAAGTTCTTGATCGTCGCCACGCCTCCTTCGCCATTGACGTTCACCGCCCAATGGTGCCCGGGATAATGACGCTGCAGCACCTCGCTGATCGCCTTGGCCCGGTCGATATCGGCCAGGTTCTGCTGCATGCTGCTGCCGTCGGCATTCTGGTAAAGGATCTCACTCACACTCAGGCTCCGTTTCGTTCTGAATCAAATGCTTCTTGTCGTCATCCGACAGCCACAAATACTGCTCTTCGCTATAGATCGCCTTGATACACTCCGGCAGGCGGTCATATTCACTGCTACGCAGCCTCACTCGTCGCCCTGTACGCCCGCAGCTTCAAACTTGCGGCCATTACTGAAGCGATAAGCCGTCTTCTCTTCCGGCTCCGGGTCGATCTCCTGGACCAGTTGCTCAAAGGACTTGGTTGATTCGTTCGGTTCGGCCATCACTTAACCTCCAGCTTGGCGATCTCTTCCTCCAATGCAGCGGCAATTTGCAGAGCCAGCGTGTCGGATATCTGGATAAAACGACTACCTTCCGGCTCATCTGTCGCAGCACCGGAGCGCTCCCCAAATCTCAGTAGCTGTATCAGAGTTGTAAAAACTTCCATCACTCAACCTCTGGTTCCAGACTCGCCTGATTCACAATGATCGGCGGCTGGTAATCCATATCGTAAATCCGGCTACAGGCATCCAGGAAGTCATCGTGCTTACTGAAGGGGTAGACCAGATACTCATCGAGAAACGCCTTGTTCAGACTGTAAGCGTTCCCCTCGTGATCCCGTCTTACCACCGGCTTCAAGATCCGCCAGGCTTGCCCTTCGTTACGCATCAAGACTTGCCGGGCCGACTCCGCTGCGACCCTCTTCCCGTCTACCTCACGCGTCACCGCCATCGGGAGAAAGAACTTCCCTTGTCCAAAGTCCGGCACCAAGCGTTGAATTCTGTCGATCTTGCTACCCGGTCCCTCTTGTGGCCATGCCAGCTCGGCGATCGGGAAAGATTCCCCGGTGCGCTGCATGCACTCCTCAAAATCTTCCAGGTCCGAGCGCATCCCAAAGCGCTCATATCCGACATGCACCGCCTGTACGCCCTGATCCCGCAACCACTTGCGCCGTAT